CTATGAAAGCCCAATAGTCTACTGGGTTCAGCACCTCCTCCAGGTCAATGCGCTCCATTAGCACCACATGCCCATAGGTGAGAGGCAGGAGCTTGTGGTCTCCTACCTCCACTGGACCTGGCACTGCTACTTCTGACCATTCACAGGGCATTAGTCAGTGATGGTGTCATCTCCACCGTGAGCAACAGATAGATATTCAATGGCACTGATAGTCCACTCTGCGTAGTTGCCGCTTGAGCGTGTTTTCTCTGCATTTGTGATGGTAAAGTTTCCTAATCCTGCATTGCTTGTAGTTGTATTGTTTTCAGAGACTGGTGGAGTTGGCTCAGAGTTGACCTCCTGCCAGTCAATAAAATTAACATTGAGCTTCATGCCTGCGCTAAAAGGTGCACCGAACATGGAGTTGGCTTTTGTTATGGTGCTGTCAGTGCCTGCAGGGATTGAGCCTGCGTGATTGTTGCTCAATACAACTCCTGTCAAGTTGAGTGTCTTGCGCTGGTTATACGTGCAGTGACTGACAACTTCACCAAAGCTGTCTGTGGCTTGATTGGTGTCTGCTTCATACGCTAGCTTAACCTCTGAGGCATACATTTCTCCTCGGAACTTTGTCACATCACTGCCTGTGGAATCGTCAATGATTTCAATGGAAATGACGCCTGTAGGGTTTGTGCTGGGTTTGTCTATTGACCCATAGGTGATGGGTGTGCCTCGTGATAGTTTTGCCATGATATTTTTGTTCTAATTGAATGAATTTAAAAGTCTCCCAGGGCAGCAGCAAAAGTGATTGTAAACATCTCGCTTACCACCATGTCCTGCAGTTCTCTGTCAGGTCCGCTCTGCTCTTGTTTCCCGAAATAATGAAAAAAGTCTCCAGCCTGGTTGATACCTGGCAGTAGTTCTGAGCCCAGTGCTGTGTCTATCTCTGAGACCGTTGCCTCATGCACATCGAGAGCTCCAGGTGCTCCTTCATCGTCTATCTGACTCTGCACCATGATTTGCATCTGGATGTCCATGTTCCCACTCTCAGGTGGGTTTTCCTGAGCACTCACAAATGAGACCACCACGCAGGGCATGCTCTTGACCTCATCGCGTAGTCCCACAAGCACAGGCACTCCTACTTTCTCTTGAAGATAGGCCGCCATGGCAGCCTCTGATTGGTTGCGGTAGCTCATCGTTTTTTGGTGCCTTTCCAGTCCTGTCTTATTTTGCGCTTTAAGTAGACCAACATGTCACGTGTCTCTGCTCTGACTGCCTTCTTTAAACCTATCTTTGCCGCTGGCACCTTATCACTCCAAGGCACTCCATGTGTGACCCGTGCCTCTGGTGAAATCATTAGAGAGGACCGTGCAGGTTTGCCTTTTCCAAGCAGTCGGAATCCGCTTGAGTTCTTGGGTCTTGGCTTTGATTTCTTCAAGTAAGGTCTGATGTCATCTGCGGCACCCAACCATCCTGCACGCATAAAGCCTATCCCTCTGTTCTTGCTCTTCAGATTGATGTCTACTTGAGCCTGCATTGCCTCACCTGTGAGACCCTTCTCTCCTCGCTTGCCTCGAGCGTAGTTAATCAAGATGGCTGCCAGTGGTGCTTTCTTGCGTCTGGTGCGTGGCCCTGTGCCTTTTTTCTTCCTGCGCTTGCGTGGAGGTGGTTGGACCTTGGCACCCTTCTTGAGCTCCTTTTGGATGTTTGAGAATGATGCTGCTTTGGTAAATTTCTTTCGCCCACTGCTTGCATTGAGAGCAATGTTAAATGCACGTTTATTGCACTCATCCGCAAAAGTCTTTTTGGATACCTGCAAGTATTTTCTAAGCACCTTGGAGAATCTCTCTTGGTCTATGTTGATGCTCGCTTTAACCATGTTTTTTCAATAGCCCCAGTTCAAAAGCACCATCTGAGGTGACCACAGATTCGACCCGAAACTTTTTGCCGCCACGTGTAAGGGTGGCACCCACGATAGGTCTCATGTTGAGGTCTGACCATTGTTGCCTTGAAGATGTCAGTGTCACATCAAATCCCTCCAGCATGCCACCTTCCTGGAGCTCCTTAGAATCTGTGCGCGATGACTCCACTATCCTGATGATTGACCCGTTATAATTGCACACTGAGCCTACCAGTGACTCAAGCTCCACTTGTTGCTCATGAGAGAGTCTGCTGGTCAAGTGTCCCTGGTCAATGGTCTCTGTGCTGCTGATGGTGCCATAGGTTCCTGTGGCAGGTGCCAGGTTATAATAGTCTGTCCTTGTGGTGCCATTGCCTCCTGGCACTGATAGTGTCACAGTGCTCAGGTCGCTTGTATTGCCGCCACCACTGCCCTGGATTGTGTAAGCAGTTGCTCCATACTGGGCAGAGTCTGCAGTCACTCTGATGACCACCTGTGAGGTGGTTGAGTAGACAGGCACACTGGCAGGGTCTATGGCAGAAAAGGTGGTAGGTGCTGCTGCACTTGCCACCTCATAAAGCCATCCTGAGCGAAGTTGTTTGAGCGTAATTGACATTGTTTGCAATGGTTAGCACCCAGGCAGTGTGGTCTGCCTGGATGCCGTGTAACCAACCAACCTATGCCTTTTTACGTGAAGATTTTTTTGCAGGTTTTTCTGCTGCCATTGAGAGTTTTGCCCGCTTCCAAAAGGGTGGCTTTCGGTAGACCATAACGTCTGTGTATTTGCCGCTGGGGTTTGCTCGCTCAGAGACAAACGCCTGCTTGCAGAGGTCTGCGTCTCCTACCTCTAGGACTTGTGAAGTGCCGTCTGGCAAGATGCCAATGGTGATGCTGGGTTTCTGAATCATTTCTTTTTTCTTTGGGTTAATTTAAGTGGTTATCCTTACGCCACAGCTCGAGTTGCCCACACTGACTCCATAAAGTATGGAAACTGTGAGGTAGGTCTTGCCCTGGGTTGGGTTATAAAATTTTCTAAACTGTAATGGGAGCCCACAGGAATGGACTGCCTGCAGCACATCTACATGAGGTGCTGTCGTTGGTTCTGCTACGTGCCGTGCGGCTATGCAGAGAGCAGAAGGGTGACAGGCAAAGCCACGCAGGTTGTTGGTTGTTGGTATGTCCTGATACTCCACCACATTGAGCCCATGCATGATGCCAAGCTCACCGTCTAGTAGCGGCTGCCTGTCTCCATAATGGTCTGCGTAAAATGCAGAGTCTTTGGATAGTGTGCTTGCATACTCAGGAGTGAGCATGATGCTTCTCAAGCTCCTTGGTGCTTTGGCATCACTTAGTATTTTCTGTGCATCTGCCAGGTGGTCTGTGTCTATGTCTGAACTGGAAACAGAGATGCTTTGGGAAAAGGATGTGGGGTTGATGAGTCCAAGCAAATCCGAAGCGAAAGCTGTGATGGTTGCCTCAATGGCAGGTGCGGTGAAAATGTTAAAAACAAAGTCTGCAGATTTGGCTTGTGAGACCTGGTAATCGGTCAAGGCACATGAGAAGCCCTTGAGCATGTTAAGCTCAATTTCCACTGCACTGCTGCTCAGGTTTCCTGCAGTGTAACCACTGGAAAGGTCTTGAGCAGAAAGTGCTGCAGGGACTCGTGTGACAACCTTCTCACCATGCTGTCTTGTTGCGTCCGCAAAGTTGCGAGCAAACATTTCAAACATGGGCGTATAGTTGCCTAGATGGTCAAGCGTCTGGCTTGCCACATCCGTTAAATTGAGTCCCTGCAGCGTGTTCATATTTTATGCTTAAGCGGACTTGATTCGCTCGAGGCAGGCAGCATTCCCCACACTAGCTCCATAGAGGCAAGCTACTGATACCATGTGCTTTCCAAGAGTTGCATCGTACCAGCTCCTAAGCTGTAAAGGCACTCCAGAAAATTCATCTCGTAAATTTTCTATCTGCACATTTGAGTCTGCAGGAGCAGCAGGAAAACGTGCTGCAATTGCCACGGCAGAAGGGTGCAGAGCAAATCCTTGAAGGTTCTCGGATGTAGTGGTTGAGGATGCACCATTGATGGCCCCTGTGTATTCAAACAGGTCCATGCCGTGAACTCTGTCACCAGAATATTCACGCACGCCTTCTGCTCCACCGTAGGTATTTGCTTGCCCCACTATCTGGTCCTTCTGAACACTCGAGTAATATCCAGGAGACAAAATGACTGAGCGTTGTGTCCTGGGTG